GCATCGTAGGATGGGTAAAACGGTTAGTGCTATTAACCAGTTGATTAAGTCTGCTATCGAGTGCGGTAGAGAACGCCCGAGGTTTGCGTATATTGCACCTACATACTCTCAAGCTAAGAGGGTAGCGTGGGATTACTTGTTGCACTATACGAGACCGCTAGGCGCAGAGGCTAACATTGCCGAGATGCGGGTAGACTTTTGGGATCGCAGGATACAGTTATACGGGTCTGATAACCCTGATAGCTTGCGTGGACAGTATTTTGATGGCGTGATCTTAGACGAGATTGCAGACCAAAACCCTAAGATTTGGAATGAGATTATTCGCCCTGCCCTAGCTGATCGCCAAGGTTGGGCTATGTTTATCGGTACTCCTAAAGGTCAAAACCACTTTAAGGAGTTACGAGATAGGGCAGAGGTAGAGGACAATTGGAAGTTGCTCGAGTTCAAGGCAAGCCAAACCAAGTTGGTGATGGAGTCCGAGCTAGAAGCCGCCAAGCGTGAGATGGGCGAAGATAAGTACAACCAAGAGTTTGAGTGCAGCTTCTCAGCTAGTGTAGAGGGAAGTTACTACGGTCAAATCTTGAATGGCTTAGAATCCGAGGGTAGATTCCACAAGATAGAGCGGGATGACCTTTGCAAGACATTTGTGGCGTGGGACTTGGGCATGGGTGACTCAACATCTATTTGGGTCGCTCAAGTGGCTAATCACGAAGTAAGGCTCATGGATTACATAGAAAACCACGGGCAAGGTTTAGATTGGTACGTTCGGGAGTTGACTAACCGAGGTTGGCACAAAGCGCCTCAGTTATTGCCGCACGATGTACAGGTCAGAGAGCTAGGCACAGGTAAGAGCCGTTTAGAGGTTCTACAAGAGGCAGGACTCGACTGTACGGTAGTAGGTAGACTAGGCGTAGATGATGGCATACAAGCCGTTAGAAGGCTATTGCCGAGGTGTTATTTCAACGTACCGCAGGTTAAGCAAGGATTGGACTGTTTGCGTAACTATAGGCGAGAGTTTGACGAAAAGAGACAAGTGTTTTTCGACAAGCCTTTGCACGATTGGTCTAGCCACGGCTCAGACGCTTTCCGTTACTTAGCAGTCGGTATGGACGAGCGAGGCTCAGGTTGGGGCAAGCCGTTACAAGTTAATACTAAGTGGGTGGTCTAAATGTTTGTGGAACGCCGAGGCAATCCGGTAACTCGTGAAGAGTACGATAATTTATTAAGGCGTGTTCAAGCGCTTGAGGAAATGTATGGACGATGGGAAACTGAAGTCGATTCTGGAAAACGAAATCGACAACGCAATCGGGTATCTGGACACAGAGACAACGGAAGCGAGAACCAAAGCCCTTGAATACTACCTGCGTCAACCCTATGGTAACGAGGTAGATGGTCGCAGTCAGATCGTAACGGGTGAGGTTGCAGAGGCAATTGATGGCGCTCTGCCGCAACTCGTGCGTGTCTTTACTCAATCTGACGATATTGTCCGCTTTGAGCCAAAAGGACCAGGCGATGAGGAAGGCGCTAAACAAGCTACGGATTACTGTAATTGGGTGTTCTATACGCAGAATCCAGGCTTTACGATCCTACACAATTGGTTTAAAGACGCTCTCTTGCAAAAGAATGGCGTGGTCAAGTGCTATTGGGACGTTAAGGAAGACGTAACTAAAGAGGAATACCGTGGGCTGACAGACGAGGAGTTGGTGCTCCTAATGGCAGACGGTAGCCGAGAGATTGTTGCACAAGACACCACTATTATTGAACAAATCGGTCCTGACGGTCAGCCTGTTGTAATGCAAACAAGCGATGTAATTGTCGCAAAACGTACACAACATGGCGCAGTCAAGGTTGAGAACGTACCGCCTGAAGAGTTCCTAATTAGCAAGCGTGCACGTTCTATTGCCGACAGTCCATTTGTTGCACACCGTAAGCTGTTGCCACGTTCAGACCTTATCGCTATGGGTTTCGACCCTGAGATTGTGGAAAACTTACCGTCTTATAACGACCTAAGTTTCACAGAAGAGCGATTGGCACGATACAGCCGAGGTGAGCAGCCGGACGAAGAGGCATCACTTGACCATAGTATGCAAGAGATTGAGGTTTATGAAGCCTATCTCATGACAGACTATGACGGTGACGGTATTGCCGAAATGCGTCAAATCTTCTACGCAGGTTCAGACATTCTGAGCAACGTAGAGACAGATTACAACCCTTTCCACTCGCTCTGCCCTATTCCGATTCCGCACAAGTTCTTTGGCGAATCGTTGGCAGACCGCAGTATGGACATTCAGTTGATTAAATCTACTGTTGTCCGACAGATGCTAGATAACCTGTACTTGTCTAACAACGCACGAGTTGGCGCTGTAGAGGGTCAGGTTAACTTGGATGACTTGCTGACAGTCACGCCTGGTGGCGTGGTTCGCATGAAGTCTCCTAACGCAGTCGTACCCATGCAAGTGCCAAGCGTTATCGCTCAAGCGTTCCCAATGTTGCAATACTTGGATGACGCACAAAGCAAGCGCACAGGTGTATCAGATATGCAGCAAGGTCTGAATCCAGATGTGTTGCAGAATGTCACGGCTGCGGCTGTGGCGGCATCTACCGCTGCGGCAGGTGGCAAGCTAGAGTTAGTGGCTCGTATCTTTGCTGAAACAGGCGTTAAGAGCTTGTTTAAGGGCATCCTACAGCTACTTTGTAAGTATCAGGACAAACCTACTGTCATGCGTTTGCGTGGCAAGTATGTGCCTGTAGACCCTCGTGAGTGGTCAAATCAGTACGATGTAGACATTTCCGTAGGCTTAGGCACAGGCTCGAAGGGTGAGCAGATGACTATGTTGCAGATGGTTCTTGCTAAACAAGAGGCAATCTTGCAGCAGTTCGGTCCTAACAACCCATTGGTATCTGTTGGTCAATATCGTGGCACGCTAGGTCGGTTTATCGAGGCAGCAGGGTTTACAGACAGCGCAGAGTTCTTCAAGGAGATTACTCCGGAGATTGAGGCGCAACTTGCACAACCTAAGCAACCACAACCTGATCCAACTACAGCCGCTCTGATTCAGCAATCACAGGCTCAGATTCAGATTGCCCAACAGAAAGCCGCAGCAGACGTACAAGCCGCACAACAGAAGGCTATGGCTGACATTCAATTACAGCGTGAGAAAGCAGCCGCAGAGATACAATTGATGCGGGAGAAGACAGAGGCACAAATGGCACTCAAGGCTAAGGAGCTAGAGGCTGAGATTCAGCTAAAAGCCGCCGAGTTAAGTGCTGGCATTACCACTAGCGTAAATGTACGCGGCGTTTAAAGGATAACTATGGCAGACGGATACGAACCAACCGCAGAAGATATGCGGCTAATGGATATTTACTATGCCGCACGAGACGCAGGACTAAGCCAAGCAGAAGCTAACCGAGTGGTGATGCAGGAGCAAATGGCTACCACTTACGCTGCTCCACAAGTATCTGTAGACACGGCAGGATTGACAGGCGCAGCGCCTAATATCCAAGGCACTCCTACGGTTTATTACGATGCTGCGGGTAATTTGGCGGGTGTTCTATCGCAGAATGGCGTGGTAACACCTCAGTCTATGAACGCTATCTTGCAAGCAGGTCAAGCGGCTACGGCTGCTACGCCTGTGCAGATGGTGGACGCAGAAGGCGTAAGACTGTACTTGCGTGATGCAAACGACCCGCAATCGGTAACTTACACAAACACAGGTATTCCTGCTATTGCCGGAACGCTAGGCGAGTCTGCTTACCGTCCTGTTGAGAACCGTGGCATCTTGGGTACGATTGGTAGCGACTTTGCCGGAGCAGCTAGAGACCCTGCGTTTTGGAAGTTTCTAGCATCAGCCGCAGCATTAGGCACAGGCGCTTATCTTGCTCCCGCATTAGAAGGCGCAGGAGCGGTTGCTACGGCATTTCCGGTAGAGATGGGTGGATTACTACCTGCTACGGAATTAGGCGCAGCAGGAGCTACAGGAGCTACTGCCGCAGGTTTAGGTGGATACGCAGGTGCAGGTGCTGGTGAGTTTATCGCTGCCGATGCTGCCGCTAGTGCGGCTGCTGCAAACCCTGGATTTCTTGCATCAATCGAGGCTGCATTACCCGCAGGTGCTATGGGTTCACTTATCAAGGGTGGACTAACTTTAGGTGGTTTGGCAGCGTTAAGCGCACTAGCTCCTAAGCAGGGCGGTGGAAGCACAGGCGGCACACCAAGTCTTAGCGCAGATCAGCTAAATGCAATCGTATCTAGTATGCCTAGCGCAATGGGTAATTACTTGTCTATGGCTAGTAACCCGTTTGGCTACGGTGGCGGCACGATTGATAGCGCCAATGCAAACTTGGCTAACTTGTTCCCAGGCTTTAGCTT